CTCTTGCCTCAGGTGAAAAATACGAGCTTGTAAATGCCCACGGCGAGTCAGCCACTGAAATGGTTTTTGAAGTCGTGTCAGAGTTTTTTGAAACGCACGGAGAAGTGCTGCCCCTTGACGAGGCACTGGCGAGTGTGGAAAGCTATTTAGAAGAGCAAGCGTTGAAATTTGCAAAAGCAAAAAAAATTCAAGCAAAACTCACGCCGGTTGCAACGCAACCAAAAGAGACAGTCCCAAATGCTGAGAGATACACCAGCGAAAAAGTAACTTTAAACAATTCGCTCAATCAATCAGCGGCCTCTCAAAGCAGCAGGCCTATGACCGACGAAGAACGACGATTGAAAGCAATCAGTCTTTTGCGTTGGCAATAATCAAGGGACACAAGACAAATGGGACTAGATTTACAATCGTTTAATGCAGCGCTAAAAGAAAATTACACAGACGAAAAAGTAATGGAGCTGTTCTATACAGACAATCCTTTGCTTGCGCTTATGCCCAAAAAAGAAGACTTTGGCGGGCGCCACTGGGTTCAGCCTTTGGTTTACGGAACTCCTCAAGGTCGGTCTGCTACGTTTTCAAAAGCGCAATCACGCGGAAAATCCACCTCGTCTTTGATCACCGATTTTGTGATCACACGGGCTAAGGACTATTCAATTGCAACGATTGACAACGAAACTTTAGAAGCTTCCAAGGGCAACGCGAATGCATTTATGGACGCTGCCATCACTGAAATTGACGGCGCTATCCTGGCTCTGAAAAGGTCCTTAGCAATTGCAATGTATCGCGGCACTGATGGTTCTATTGGCAATATCTTTGCGGCTCCTGCGGCTTCTGTTGGTCAATTTGAGATCCTTTTAACCTCCCCTTCCGATGTAACAAACTTTGAGAATGGTCAAAACTTAGTAATTCACTCCGCAGCGGTCGGCGGCTCACAACGAACTTCCAATGGCACAATTAACACGTTTGCAATCAAGGGAATCAATCGCTCTTCAGGCAAACTCACTTTGGTTGGCACGGTTGACGGTGCCAATTCAATTACTGCCGGGGATTTCATTTTCGTTGATGGTGACCGTGGCGAAAAAATGAGTGGACTTCTGTCTTGGTTGCCCAGAACAGATCCCACTTCTAATCTGTTCTTTAATGTAGACAGAAGCCTTGATGTGACACGCTTAGGTGGTGTTCGTTATGACGGTTCAGATCAACCCATCGAAGAGGCTTTGACCGACGCAGCAAACTTAATTGGGCGCGAAGGCGGAAGCCCCGATTATTGTTTTTTGAAGTACGAAAAATACGCGGAATTGGTCAAAGCTTTGGGCTCCAAAGTTCAATACGTTGATGTGAAAATGGAAAACACTAAAATTGGTTTTCGTGGAATTTCAATTATCGGCCCCAAGGGTGATATCAAGGTCATGCCTGACCAAAACGCAATTGATGGCGTGGGCTTCATGCTTCAAATGAACACCTGGAAACTAGCAACCTTGGGCAAGCCTTGTCGTGTGTTGAACACCGACGGACTCACAATGCTTCGTCAAAATGACGCTGATGGCGTTGAAGTTCGGTATGGCTACTACGGCAATATGGGCTGTAAAGCTCCTGGTTATAACGGAATATTAAAGTTTAATTAGCTAAAATATCCGGTCAAGGCAGAGCGGGGATTTTCTCGTTCTGCTTTTTGTTTTTTATAAAAAGGTCAAAAGAAAATGGCAAATCGACGATTTGAGCAGTTCAGCGGCGGCCTTGAAAAAGGCGTGATTAAATTATTTGCAAAAGTGACGACGTCCACAGTCGGAATCATTGCAAGTCAAAGCTCCTTAGGATTCAAGCTTGAAAAAACAGCCGGAGAAGTGGGCAGATATACAGCTAAACTTGATGATAAATACATAGGGTTGCTTGGATGTTCTGTCATCGTTGAAGGCGCAGCAGATGCGGCTTACCCCGTGGCCAAAGGTGTGACTGCAATTCTTAGAAACGTAGCAACGCAAACCAAAACTTTGGACATTCAGTTCACACAAGCTAACACTTTGGCAGATTCCGAAATTGCCGACGGCGCTTCTTTTTATGTTGAATTAACTCTAAAAAATTCCAGCGTTTAGTAAAGGAAGTTAAAATGTTTGGAGACAAAAAGAAAGCGGTTGGAATGATTGTGGCTTCATTGAAGGCCAAATCAAAACCGTCTGAAAGTTACGTTCCAAAAGAGCGGAACGGTGACTCAGAAGAGTCTGAGGATGAATCTGGTAGTGCGCTAGATGAAGGGCTACTTGCGGCCTCTGAAGACATTTTGGCAGCCATAAAAAATGAAGATTCAAAAGCATTAGCCGAAGCACTTAAAGATTTCATTGAGATGTGCTAAGTTTTTGCTGATACAATCTCCATATTTTTGGGCTCCTTGCTACACGCTTGGAGTCATTTTTTTTATCAGAATTAAGAGGCTTCAAATATGCTCACGACACTAGCACAATTTAGGCAACAGGCCCGCGAGCGAACGCAAATGGTCAAGTCAAGGCTTGTTTCGGAAACTGAATTAGCGACGTACATCAACGCTTCTATAAAAGAATTGTACGATATATTAGTGAGCAGATTTGAAGACTACTATTTGAAAGACGCGCTTGCAGTGATTTCTTTTGGAAGCGATCAGATTGCCCGCCGATTTTTACAAGTTGAAGGGTGTGGATTTTGAAGAAAGCGCAGGCATCTTTCAAACCATTTCAGCCTTTCAATTTAATGAAAGAAACAACTTCGGAACTCTTGGGCAAGGGCCAACTGGCAGCCGCATTCGGTACAGAATTCTAGGACAAAATCTTAAGATGATCCCGGCACAGGATGCGCCTGGCACGTATCGAATTTGGTACGTCCCGACGTTTTTTTCTCTAGTCAATGAGACTGATGTTTTTGACGATCTCAATGGCTTTGGGGAATATGTGGTTGTCGATTGCGCAATCAAAATGCTTGCAAAAGAAGAGTCAAGCACAACTGAATTTGTGAGACAAAAGACCGCGCTGATCAATAGGATTGAGGCCATGGCAGCTAGTCGAGACGCGGGTGAACCTCAAACAATTATTGATATTGGGCAAGTTTCATTCAATCAACGAAGGGCTTTTTAAAATGGCATTTAAAAGTTTCCGAAAAATAAGAACCGATGATCAAGGTTTAATGCGACTCCAGGATTCAATAGCTGATTCAATTGCGCCGCTCTTAAAGGCCCCGTTGGTTGACGGCAATTTAGTCAGTCTCACGCTCAGTGTTGGAATTAACACAGTGCCCCACGGTCTTTCAAGGCCCCCGATTGGGTTCAAAATTGTCAGACAAAATGCACAAGCCAATTTTTGGGAACCTGCGCCAAGTGAGTTTATTGAAAAAGCGCTTTTGATTCAGTCAACGGCAAATGTGACCGTTACGATATTCTTTTTTTGAAGGGAACCCGCTAGATGTCTACGACTACCAACATGAACCTAGACCTACCAAACGTAAACACTACGCCTGGTCCCGCGTGGGCACAAAAGCTTTTGGCGGCACTAGACAAACTTGACTCACATGATCATGCGGCTGGCAACGGTGTCAAAGTCACTCCAAGCGGCATGAATATAATTGAGGATCTTGTTTTCAATTCCAAAAACGCAACAAAGATTCGGTCTGCGAGATTTTCCGACAATTTGGCTTTGCAGTTAGAAGTGACTGACAAGGGCTGTATTCAGCTTGTCAATGGCGATTTGTGGTGGGTCAATGGCTCAGGTGTGGGCGTCCAAATTACAAGCGGCGCAGGGCTTAATTTTGCGTCTCTCGGCACAATTGGCGGGGATTTTGGGCAAGCTGGAGTTCCTGCAAGTGTGACCTATTCCAATTTCACTAAAACGTTTTCTTTTTTGAAAGAATCGGGCAAAACGGCAAATCTATTTTTGGCCAAAATTTCGATAGCATCTCCGAATGTGGGGGCTTTGTCGGTTTCCATTTCGTCAAGCGCAAGCTCGGCGGCGTATGAAATAGTTTTGCCAATTGCGGCTCCTACCGCAAACACAATTTTGGCTTTTGACGCCTTGGGTCAAGGCACGTTTCGGTCTATTGTGGGCAGCACAGGAGAAGTGACAGTCACGCCAAGTGCAAGCTCTTTTGTTGCTTCGCTTCCCAGCGCTGTGACAAAGCAAATTGATTTTCAAGGCAACAATACACACAGCGGAAATAACGTGGGCAGAGGGATAATTCCGATTGGGTCAGTTCTTGCCACGTTCCCCAACTTAACTGGCGCGTATAATTGCCTAGCCACAACAGCAGCCGATGCAAACGGATTCGTACAGTGCGCTGGTCAGACTATTGCAGACGCAAGTTCCCCAATGAATGGGGCAGTGATTCCGAATATAAATGCAAACGTATTCTTGCGCGGAAACGTATCTTCGGGTTCCACGGGCGGCGCTGACTCTTACAGTTTGACTCAAGCAAATATTGGAAATCATACCCATGAAATGGCACATGTTCACAAAATAATAGGGGCGTCTGTAGACAATGCTAGTCGAATGCGAGTGTCAATAGACACGACAAATCCCACTGCATTTGCTGCCACTGGCAGCACAGAAATTTCAACAATTGGCCCAAGCGCAGGGAACCTTGGATTCAATTCAGCCCGGCCTGAAGCTTATTCATGGTCAGCTGTAGGTACCGGAGGAACTGCAAAGAACAGCACTGGAAATTTAGATAACTTTTTTCCTGGCACTGTAACGGCTTTTGGCATTGTGCCAACCTACATTTCTGCTCGCTTCATTATGAGAATAAAATGAAATATAAAATCAAATACAGTCACGGTTGGCGCTCAAAAACAGCTCTTGTAAGTGGCCATAGGTATGAGCAAAACATCGATAAAATGATTCTATTTTTCCCTGATGGCTCTTTACGAGAAGTTCCCTGCTGGTCAAAGAGAACTGTTTGGCTTGGCCTTGACTGGGTGGCAGCACAAAAAAACGAGCTTGAAAAAAGGGCGGCTATTCCTGTGATTTTGAAAACTGAGGAAAGCTAAATGACGCTTGAAAAAAGAAACGTCGCGTTAGTTTTGGGCACTGGATTAGACACAAAGAACGATCCAAAAACTTTGCAAGCGGGTCTGCTCATTTCGGAAAATGTTTTTGTAAAAAAAACAGGAGAGATTCAAAAACGAAAAGGCTACCAAAGTTTAGGCCAAGAAGTTTTGGGCGACGTAGACCTTTCGGACGGGCGAAAACTTGGCGTATTTAATGAAGAGCTCGTCTTGGTAAACAACGGTGGCTTGTATGGATATGCAAACAAAATAAAAAAATGGAGTTTTAAAGGCGAAATTGCCGCAACCTCTGTATCTACTGCAAACGTGGTAACAAATGGATTTGAACAAACAAGTGTTGACTGCGCCTTTGCAAAAGGTGTGAGCGTTTACGCTTGGGAAGATTCTCGCGGTGGCGTGTGGGCTTCGGGTCTAGACCAGGAGTCAGGGTCACAAATCTTTTCGGAAATCCAACTTTCGGCAAGTGGGCAAAGGCCCAGGTGTGTTGCAATAAATCAATTCATTTTTGTGCTTTATGTTGAAAGCACAAGCCTAGTTGCAAGGCGAGTAGATACTTTTAACCCTGAAACTATTTCTTTAGCGGTGCAAATATCTTCAACATTAAATTCAAGCGATTCTATTTTTGATGCGATGGCTTTTGAGTCTTCGTTTATTGTTTTCGCATACAAAAACACGGGCGGAACTTTAAGCGCTGCCTATCTTTTGCAAAGTCTTTTTGTGGGTGGCCCAGCGGACGGGTTACCCAATCCTGTTACAAGACCATACCTAATTGATTCATGCGTGACTTTGTTTAGCGGCCCTTCAAACAGTGCAACGCCAACAATTTGCTTTGCTTGGCATCGTGCAAGCGTGGGAACACAAACCGAGATTTTAAATGCTGACTTGACAGTGTTTAATTCACTGCTAACGATTGATAGCACAGGTGTTTTAACGCGCAATATTTCAGGCGTTAGTTATGATTCTGTGCTTGAATTTGTCATGGAAAAAGAACCCGCCGGAGGCGCAATAGCTCGCGCGATCTCTTTGGCCACTGTAAACACTGCCACAAATTCCTTGACCAGTTTGCAATCCAATTGGCAACGGTCGTGTGGGCTAGCGTCAAAGGTCTACCGAGACGCAAACATAACTAGATTTTTGGTTTCCTATGACTCAACAGAAGGATTTCAAAACACGTTTTTTAGCCTAAAAGTTGAATCTGGGCAGCCTGTAATTGAAGCAAAGATATTGGCTACCGTGGCGGGTGGACACACAAAAAAAGCAAGTCAGGTGCCTGGAATTTGGAAGCTTGACTCTGCAAAATATTTGATTGCGGCTAACAAAAAAATAAGGCTTGTTTCTGATAACATTAGTTCGTTTTCGATTTTGGGGCTGGCAAAAATTGAATTGAATCATAACTCGCCGATAATCGGAAAC